ATTATACTAATCATTTTATCTTAAAACATGGCTATTTTTAAAAGTCACTTAAAGCAAGTTTGCTGTAGTCTGTTACTGCTGTTGTTGTTATTTCTTCTTCCTCCAGAGGCTGTATCTCTGCAGCAAGTTCTTGCTCGTCTTCGATATAAGTTTCCTTTTCTCTTATAACACCAACATTTGCAATAGAATTGTCGTTGAGATATTTTCTAAAGCTTGCAATCTTCTTTTGTTGCTTCAAGAATATAGCTTTATCCTCTTCTGTTTGCTCTGCATCTGCAGTGTTGAATGTGCCTAAATTCTCAAGTTTATCAACCAGCATGTCGTTTTGATAAATGAACACTTCATTATATTTACCTTCTTCATCTGGAATATAGTAAGCGTCCACCTTCATGTTGTTTGGTGCAAGTTTTTCAAGAACGCTCGTGTCGCTGAGCCACCAGTCTTGATGATCAACTCTGCAATAGCTGTTTCGTCTGATGCTCGTTTCCACCTTTTCACCAATATATCTTGCTAAAACAGCTTTATTAATTGGTTGAAGTGTTGGATTGATGTTTGCTTCAAACACTTGCCAGCGTGTCATGCCTTTGTACTTCTTTTGGTTTGGATGTAAAGAATTATTCCATTCCATTACGTCGCAAGCATCCTCCAATATCAATTGCTCCCAGGTGTAATATTCCTTTTCTTCGTATAAATCATTACTTGCATCGCTTATCTTCTTGCTTTCAGTACGCCATTTGCCTTTGCCGTAAAAGCGTCCAATACCTAAGTGGTTTCGATGCTCAATGGCTTTCTTCTTTCCACCATTCATTGGTTCTGCATACTTTTCTTGCGAGTTTTGAGGAGCACAGAAGCGCACAAATGGGAACATCACATCAGCTTTTAGAAAGTTGTCCTTCCATTGCGTCATCAAGTGATTTTCAACCTCGACTTGCGCAGGAGTACCCCAACCGTGTCTATCAAGTAGTCTAAACATACTTCTAAAGCATTCTATTACGATATCGGTTGTTTTATATCTATTGTAAGCAAATCCAACTACACATTGACTTGCAACGTCATAAGCGTAATATGCTTTTGGTCTAAGTTTCGTATCTTTCAACTTGCGTGGTAAATCTCTATCGTCAAAGCTGACTTTTGAAAGTGAGAACTCTGGTGCATGACGATGCACGTGTGGCGCATTTTCATGCATAAAGCTGGTCCAACTCTTCAATTTATGCTCAATTAAAACCTTATTATTAGGTTTATTCATGTAGAAGTTTATGGTTGCTTCGCTCAATTTTTTAGGTTCGCCTTTTTTGTCGACAAACTCGTCTGGGTTAAACATTTCACCTGTAGAGGGGTCAAAGGCTTCAATTTCACCACAAACGAAAGAAATATACATGTCATAGACTTGCTTTGCAAATGGCTGATTACCCTGTATCGCTAAACCAAGAATCAATTGCTCTGTTTTGTAGTCAACTCGTCTGGTATTTTGGTTACCAAATTTGCCACTTATTAAACATTTATAGCCTTGCTTCTTAAATTCATTCACTTTCTTTCTAAAGCGAATAACACTTGAAGGCAGCGTGTGATTAAATTCCTTTTTTATCAAATCAAGGCATTGTGTCATCATCTCCCAGTCATATCTTTCACCCATCACCTGGTGTTGTGCTTTGGCATTGTTATAAAGTGATATTGCACATTGAATCACACTTGCATTGTTGGTGTATTCTAAAATGTGCTTTTGTGAAAGCTTTGCGCCACATAACTCCTCGTCTGAATAGAAATTGTAAGCGTTTCTATCATAGATATAGTTATCTTTTATCCACTTCACAAGGCGTGTTATTTCGATATTTGGATACCATTCTCTAACAGCTTCTTTCATATCAGATGGAAGACTATCAACAGCGACTAAAGCGTAATTACCTAATCCTTTTCCTTGGCGTACAACTACAAACTTTTTTCGTGCAACCATCTTTTTATAGTTGTCATAGGAAATAAGACCTCGCTCAACGAGCTCATTTGACGCTATGCAAAGTTTATCGTTGTAATATTCTATCATTATTATAATCTTTGGACGTTAGTATAATCTCTTAAATGTGGGCGAATTTCATCTTGAAGTTTTTCCAATTCTGCAATAAGTGGGGTTTCGATTTCTTTTATTAGTTTGCCTTGTTTGTAAAGTCTTGCTTTGTCTCCACTAATGCGTATCTCTCTATCTGCAGGAAATACTTGCACAATTGTTTTATCGTGAAAGTGAAGAGTTTCCATCTCCACGCAATCGCCATTCATGATAATTCCACCATGTCTTAAGGCGTCTTCTCTAATTCGCTTTGCTGTATCTGTAAATCCACGACCTTTGTCGCTTGAATATGTCAATGCGTTATACACTGTGCGAGCATTAACTTTATAAACACGCACCAAACGCTCTCTTTCAGTATCTGATACTACTATATATCTTTTCATTTTTTTTTGTATTTTTGTAGTGAATAATAAATTATATAATTATGAATTTAGAAGTTATTTTATTAAAGGCTCAATTAGAAGCTTTAAGGAATTATTATGTTTCATCGTTAGCTACACTTTTCTCGCACGATGAAGAGAAAAACGACAAGGTCTGGCTTGCAAAGTTTTTTCTTTGGCGTTTCGAACGAGAAAATCTTTCTTCATTAGGCACGCAACCCGACCTTGATTCTCCTGAGAAAGAAGTGATAAATCGCCGATGCTTTCAATTAGAAGTGTTGATGGATGTCGCTTATATCCAGGGAGACCTTGAAGGATACGATGTAACTCGTGTAATCTTTCCACATCACATTGTGAGAGCAAATGATGTTTTTGAGAAATCTGATGGTTCTGAAGAATCCATGATTTCAATAATTGACAAATTGTACAAATAA